TACTGCTGGAGGCATTCTATTCCCCTGTGAAAAGCTCGCACCAGCCTAGGATCGGGAGGTTCTGGACGCCCTTCGACTTCCAGCCCATCAGGCGGGTGAACATGATAACGTGACGGGATTCGACCGGGACAGCGGCCCAGAACAGCTCCGCTCCGTGCTCATCCCGCATCACTGAAAGCATCTCGCGAGACAGCTTCAGCACTTCCTTGCCGCGCTGCTCGAAAAAGACGTGAACCTCGTAGATTCCCGGCCCGCGCCACACAAACAGCGCGCCGCCTTCGCCTTCGATCAGCGCGACATTCATCCGATCCGAGAGGAAGTGCGTGAAGTCCGGTCTGAAACCGCTGTCGCGCCACACCCAATCGTTGATCTGCTGAACGTCCTCTAGGGTCGCCCGCCTCACGACCCGACCGCGCTAGCCGTGCCATAGAGATACATGGTCCGCGTGCTGGTCTGGTTGCGGGCCTTCAAATCGAACGAGTATGACGTTCCCGGAGTCAGTCCGGTCTTTGTGAAGCTGGACGTAATCGCGCCGTCATAGACCGTGTAATCGAGCCCCTCGGCAACAACCGAACAGTTCGGGCTGCTCGTCGCCTCGGTCCCGAGAAACCCGCTCCCGTCATGCCATTGAAGGTGCGATTGAATGCTGCCCTGCGGCCCTGCGGCCGCGGTCGTGATATTGAGCGGAGCGGAAAGCTGGATCTGCCCCGCCGAGCCTGCCTTGGCCGTTACCGTGCAGACGGTCGCGGCAGTGGTCGTGTTGAATGACGAAAAGCTGCTTTGCGTGCCCGTGGTCCCGCCGCTTCCCGATGCAGAACCGCCGCTGTCCGCCGCAATCGGCGCGGCAACCGATGAAAGATTGACGTTCAGCGCCTTGGTCAGGGTGATGGTGACGCCGTTGACGCTGCGGACGCTGGTTACGTCCACAATGTCGCTTGCCGTGATCCCGGAAATGGTCAGGTTGCCAGTCGCAGCCCCGATCGAGCAGGTAACGCCGCCGTTTCTCGCTGTTGCGGACCATGTTGACGATGCGGATTCGTCCGTCGTTCCGTTGTAGCGCCGACACGCGATTATCTTGGGAAGCTGAGACGATGGAGAAACCGCACCCGTGTAGTCCGCGCTGACATTAACGGCGGGAATATCGGCCATGTATTCTTGGCCGACCGCAAGCGCCTGCTCGAGCGCGGTGACATGCTCCTCGATCTTCGAAAACGCCTTGTCGAGCCGTCCCTTGAGCTTGGACCCGTTCGCGCCCGCAATCGCCTGCGCCTCGCTTGCCGACATGCGGTCAATGCGGAAGGCCAACTCAAATATCCTCCAGCAGAACCAGCAAGCCGCTGTTGCTCGCCTTCGAGAAATCGAGCTGTCCAACCGTAGGCAGCGGAGTCGGGGTCGGAGTGGGGTTCGATCTGTGCCTTGCCCGGCCGCCACCCTGCTCGTTCACGAACACCCCCGACATTCTGAAGCCGACCGGATCGGTGCAGCGAAACTCGCTCAGCGCTCCCGGCTCATCGAACATTCCGCAGCGGCGCCATCTCGAACGAGCGCGATAATCGCCCTGCCCCCCAAGGGGCGCCGTTCTCCACGTTCCCCACGTCGCTCCGCCATCGCGAGACGATCGCATCTCAACTTGCGGGTCCGACCCCTGACCCGACAGAAGGCTCGTCCAGCCGGTGTTCGCCTGAATCGACAGAGCGTCCATCGACAGCGTTCCGCCCGATAACGGGATTCCCGCGGTGAACCTACGCTCCAGCGGATAAGCGTCGTCGGTCCAGCCGCCGAACGCATAGACCTTGCCGTCCTGTGCGCTTCCGAACAGGGGTTCGGGTCCCGGCGTCGTCGCGCATTGGACAATGAAGTTCGAAAGTCCGAGCGTCGCAAATTCGCACCACTCGCTTGTCGCGAGGTCATAGCCGAATGTCGCATCGGCCAATCGGATGCAGAAGAAGCTATGCCCCTCCTTTACATAGCCGAAACAGGAGCAACTGGCGGACGCGGCAAGCCTTTCCTCGATGCCGTGATCCGAAACCCGCTCGGGAGCGCCGCCCCTGAACACCATCGCGCTGTTCTCGTTCGAGACGAAGAACAGCCCCTGATCCATCTTGACGAGGCACCCCGTGGCCCTGATGCCCTTGTCGATGGTCGAAAGCTCGGCACGCGAATAAGGAACAGTGTCGCCGCTGCCGTTATTCTGCCACGCCTCGATCGACGCCGAGCCGAACCAGATCAGCGCATCCTCGAGGACTTCCCCGTCGTAAAGCTGGTCCGGGGCCGATTCCGCCGACTTGAAGCTCAGCGCGTCCCATGTTCCCAGGTCGAGGGCGTTGGAGGCGTAGAACTCGTCGGTGAGGTCGCGAACGGCGAAGAATAGACTATCGTGGTAGAGAATCTTCCTGACATTGGCGCTGTCGGGAAACGTCACCGCTCCAAACGTCGTTCCGTCATAACGGTAGATCGGGCCGCCAGCGTTGATGCCGAGTTCCGAATCCGACGCCGCGAACGAAACCGGGCCGCTTCCCAAAATCGTGCCCAGCAAGGTCGTGCCACGATATACCGAGCTTCCCGAGACGGTGAACGTGTCGCCGCCGAAAACCCCGTCCTCCTTGAACACGCCCCGGATTGGCCCGGAGCCAGCCAAAAAGCTCTCTGTCAGCCCTTCGCGGGAGATGAGGACAACGCCCTCTTCATCGACCGGCGAGGGCTCGATCGCCATGTTTATCAGCTTCAGCTCGGGAAGGTTGCCGTTGGCGCGGCGATACGCCCCCTTGCCGTAGAAGATCCTCACTAGAAGTAGTCCGCCTTGGCTCGGTCCTCGGTTGAGCCGCGCTTGAGCGAGACGCTCGCAAGGAACAGGGCAGCGAGGCGCTGGACATCGGGGTTCGCGGTGGCGGTGTCGCCGAACATCGCCGCAAATGCCCCGCTCAGTGCCAGGCAGGCCCCGAGGCCCATTTCGCCCCTAGACGAAAGCGGGGCGGTGTCCGTCTCGGCGAGGCTGAGAAGGTTCACCCAACCCGTCCTGTCGTAGAGCTTGGCCGAATGGGTGCCGTCGCTCAGCAACGCCTCATACATGGTAAGATCGCGGGGTTGCCGCGTGTTTCCGCATTCGTCGGTGATTGCGTTGGTCGCGTCGGTCAGCGTGACTCCTGCCGCGACATAATAGCGCTTGCCCTCTTTCGCCGTGTCGTCGGCGGTGAGGTAAACGTCCTCAAGGCGCCCGAACATGCCGCCGATGCGCCAGCCATCGTAAAGCGACTGAAGGCAGCTCATTCCGTCTGTTGCTTCGTCGGCATCCGGGGTCTCGCCGGGCGAAATGATGCGCGCCAGCTTCATGGCATTGGTGATGATGTCGAGGCAGGTTGCCATGATTTCCCCCGCTCAAAAGAAAGGGGCGAGCCGAAACCCGCCCCTTCGTTCAGTTAGCCCTCGAGCGTGTAGAGAACCGAGAGCGTGACCGTTCCGGCGGCGCCAGTCGCGGCGTTCGCCTGGGCCGTTCCCGTAATGCGGGTCTTGGCCGTGGTCAGATAGCCAATGCCGGTGGTTGCGAGCGCGGTCGAAGCCGTGCCCGCCTGCGCCACGGTAGCGGCTGAAAACAGACGCGTGGCCGAGCCGCTGTCGCCGACATTAAGCGTAATCGTCGGAGTGGCATTGGTGTCCATGTCCGAGGCCGACAGCACCGCCATGTGAATGCGGGCATTGGCCGGAAGGTCGAAAAAGTTGATCGTGTCGGACGTGGACGGGGCCGCTGCGCAGCTAACAGTGGCGGTTGCCACCTTCGCGTTGCCGGCAAGGCCGTGGGAAAGCGCCGGGCCGTTGTTGGCCACGGCAGTCGAGTTATACGTTGCCATTTCTTAGGTCTCCAGAAACGCGGAGGGCGGCCCGAAAGCCGCCCCCAGCGAGTCATTCAAAGGGTTCGATCTTAGCTGTCGGCAGCCGCCGCGAAGAAGCAGCTCACCATGCCCTGCTGGACGCCGTTGAACGCCAGCTTCTTGACACCGAGCAGCTCTTCGATCGCAACGCCCGGACGGAAGCCGTAGTCCTTCACGTTATCCGTGCGAGGAGTGGGCTCCTGACCCCATGCAATGCCAACCGCCTGCGCTCCGCAGAGGAACACGGGACGGACATCGCACGAGGATGCGCCGACAGCGTTGAGGCTGTAGGTGCCGCCAGCAGCAACCGCGTCGATCTCCGGCACCTCGCGATGGATGATGCCGTCGTAGATCAGGTCGCCGTCCTGGAAGAGCGGGTTGTCGGCAACGTCGCGGGGCCGCGCATCGCGGTTGGCCTGCGTCATTACCGAATCTGCCTTCAGATCGCGGAAGGTGCGGGAGCCGTGGAACGCGACGTAGAACTCCTGACCGACCTTCGATCGGAACGGACGAATGTGCGGATCGGCGAGCTTCGCGATGCGCTTGGCAAGGCTCATCTGCGCCGTGTTGCACTTGTCGTTCGTGGTATCGATGTTGCCCATCGCGGTGGCCCAGGTTGCGCTGTAATTGCTCACAGCGTTACCGATGAGAACGCGGTCGGCGTTGGCGGCCATGAAAGCGTTGCGGTTTGCAGCCGTCGAATCGCCCATGTTCACGGTCGTGTCCGCAGTCGTGACGACCGACAGCATCGCGCGGATGATGTCGTCGCGGACCTTCTCCGCTTCCCATGCCTTCAGCGCATCGCGAGCAGCGTCGAGAAGGTTGATCTCGGTCTTGTAGCTGGTCGATTTCGGAACGCGGACACCGTTGCGGCGCCAGTCAACCGAGATCGCGCAGTTGTAGTTGCCGAGCTCCTCTTCGTTGCCGTCGAGAACGGCCGAACCGGTAACGCCGGTCGCCGACTTGAGGCGCGTGATGAGCGGAATGTTGATCGTCTTGCCGGCCTCTTCCTGAAGCTCGTATTTGGCAATAATGATCGAGTTGTTGGACTTGCCCATGTAGCCGGAAAAGCCCGACTCACGGATGTATTCCTGAAAGTAGTTGTTGATCCACTTCTGCTTTTCGGAAGCTGAAGCGAGAGTGACTTCTGCCATTTCTTATCTCACTTTATGAACTCTGAGAACGCCACGCCCGGACCCGTCGCGATCTGCTGAACCCCTCCAGCGGAGGGCGCGGATGCGATGGACGGAGGCGGCGCTACGGGTTGTGGTGAAGGCGTTGCCGCCGGTTGCTCCTGAAGCTGCTGCTGCGCCTGCTGCCAGGCGAGGAATGCTTCGACTTGTTTGGGGTCCGCGTTCAGCTTCGAGAGAACTTGGTCCCTCTGGTATTGCTGCACGAGGAAGCCATACGGGTTTCGTTGGGAGATGAACTGCTGATACAGCGCCGGGTTGGCTTGGAACTGCTGCGCGCCCCATTGCTGGGCCTGATCGACCAATTCGCTGCCAACCGCCGCCCTCGTCACCTCTTCCGAGATGTTGAGAGTCGTGTTAAGCAGCGCAGTCCGAACCTGCTGCTGCTGGAAATTCTGATAGCCCTCCGGGTCCTCGAAAATGTCGGGAGCCTTGGGCTGTTCGGGCGGTGGGCTCTTGAGCGCCTGAAGCTCGCGGCGAAGCTCCTGCAATGCCGCGACGGGAACATATCCCTCGGGCACCTCAGGTTTCGTCGTCGTGCCTTCAGCGGCAAGGTTGCTTTCGGCCTTGGGCGCGAAGCGGCCGCGCTCATCGCGCGCCGGTTCTGGCTTGGTCTCAGCAACAGGCTCGGGCTGCGACTGTGGGGCAGGGGCGTCCGTGGTAGTGTCTGCCGCCGCCTCCTTAATCGCATCCAACTTTTCAGATACAGCTTCGCCCTTCGGCTCTTCCGAGCCGTCCAGAAAATCCAACTTGTCCATTAATCCCCCTCAGCCCTTGTCGTCGGCTGATTCACGATACGCCCGAACTGCGGCGGCCAGTTGCCAGGTTCGTCCTAGCCCGAAACGCCCGTATTCCCGGCGGCGGATTTCATGCCCATCTGAAGGCCTGTCTGAAGGGCCTCCATGTGGGGTTTGATTGCTTCGTTCTGCGTCTGCACACCCAGAAGCTGGGTCTCGGCGGCAGTCTTTTGCGTCTGCGCTTCCTTGAGGTCGGCAGAGGCGGATTTCTCGCGAATGTCCTGTGCGGCTGCGGCCATCTGGATCTGTGCGCCCTGACCGCCAACGGCCTGCTGTTGCTGCTGGCGTTGCTTGCGCTTCTCGATCAGCTGGGCCTTGCCCGGAATGTCCGACAGCTC